AACAAAGGCCGTGAATTTAAGGCTGGCCGTATAACATATTTATATGATGGCCAGCACCTATGGTATGCCCTACCTTCAGGCCGCATTTTGTGCTACCCCTATGCCAAACTGGAATCAGAGGGCGTCAGTTATGCCAAAGCGGCATGGAAGCCCGCGCAGGATGCAAAAGAATGGCCTAGAGCAAGACTCTGGAAAGGCTTGGCGTGTGAAAATGTGACGCAGGCGGTCGCCAATGACTTACTCCGACATTCCCTCAGACAACTCGATGACGTTGTGCTTCATGTGCATGACGAGATCGTCGTCGAAACAGCCGACCCAGAAGCGGCAGAAAATTTAAAACGTGTGATGTGTGCAGCGCCGGCATGGGCAGATGGCTTGCCCTTGGCCGCTGAAGTTGAAACTATGAAAAGGTATGGCAAATGAACTTTCTTGAATTTTTAATGTCCTTGGCTCCCGAGGGTGAGACGGCGCTGATCGTGCGTCAAAAGCCCCAACTCAAAGACGGGCAGATGCAGTTTTTCCCTGACGGTGCGATCAAATGCACATGGCCAGCTATGTTGCCTACCGCACGCACTAAGCCCGACTGGGCAATCTACGGCAACACGGCCAGCTTCATTGTTGACCGTTTCAAAGACGGCTACCCAAGCGCCAGCGTGGCGTGCTGCGAGTATGTGCTTGTGATGGTGCTGGATGACGTGGGCGACCCTGACAAAGCCCCTAACGTACCGCCGCTAGAGCCGACATGGAAAATCGAAACTTCGCCTGGCTCATTTCAATGGGGCTATGCCTTCTCTGAGCAACCCACAAAGGCCGATTTTGCCGCCGCCATCAAGTCTATTGCTGAGGCGGGCTACACCGACAAGGGCGCGGTTAATGCCGTGCGTAACTTTCGTTTGCCCAGCTCGATCAACCTAAAGCCTGGCCGCAACAACTTTGCTGCCAAGCTAGTCGAGTTTGAGCCTAAACGTGACTTTACGCTTGAGGAAATCTGCACGGCTTTCAATGTGACGCCCGCGCCTGCTGACTCGGTTGGCGTGCGTCCAATCCGTTTGTCAGATGATGGCGCTGACGATGTGATGGCATGGCTGTCTGGCCATGGCGCGCTATTGTCCAAGCCTAACCATGAGGGCTGGGCTGGTGTGATCTGCCCTAACAATGCAGAACATACCGACGGCAACCCAGAAGGCCGTTACATGCCGGCAAACCGCGCTTACCGTTGCCTGCACAGTCATTGCATTGACTTTGACTCTAATGCGTTCCTACAATGGGTGTCAGACCAAGGTGGCCCGAAACATGCGCCTGGACTGCGCGAGGAATTGCTTGCGTTTGCCATGGATCAGGCGTTATCCAAGTTGACGCCCAATGAAGCGTACCCTGACGCGGCTGCGGCCATTGTTGCTGAGGTCGAGCGCAAAGAACTAGGTCGCATTGAAAAGGATGGCTGGTGGGAGCGCTTCGCTTACATTCAAGATGACGACGCTTACTTTGACATGCAAGACCGCCGAGAAATTGGCCGTGGCACGTTCAATGCCTTGTTCCGTCACCTTGACTGCAAGTCAATTAACAATGCCAAGCGCAAGATTGAGGCGTCTGTTTGCTTTGATGAAAACCGCCAAGCCAAGGGCGCGAAAACACTGGTGGGCGTGACCTATGCCCCAGGTGAGACGATTCTTTGTGCCCGTGAGGGTTTGGTGTACGGCAACCGTTGGCGTGACGCCCGCCCTGCCGTGGCCGCCGGTGCTGACGCCTCCCCTTGGCTTGATCATGTTGAGCGCATGATTCCCGACGCCATGGAACGCAACCACGTTTTAGACGTCATGGCACTCAAGGTGCAACGCCCTAACATGAAAATTAACCACGCCGTGCTGCATGGCGGCCACCCAGGCTCAGGCAAGGACACGATGTGGGCGCCGTTCTTTTGGGCAATCGGCGGTGACTCACTTGCCAACGTCAAAAAGCTGGACAACAAGGACTTGTCAACGCCTTGGGGTTATCACCTAGAGTGTGAGGTGCTAATTATCAATGAGTTGCGGCAACCCGAAGCGGCTGACCGCCGCGCCCTTGAGAATAGTCTTAAGCCTGTGATCGCTGCGCCCCCTGAGTTCTTGTCAATTCAGCGTAAGGGTTTGGCGCCTTATGAGGCCGTCAACCGTTTGCAAGTAGTGGCATTCTCGAATGAGCGCATGGCCATCACAATTCCCTCAAACGACCGCCGTTGGTTTGTCTTGTGGTCTGACGCCCTTTGCATGGACGCTGACGCGTCTGCGCGTTTGTGGGCATGGTACAAGTCAGGCGGGTTTGCGGCCGTGACGGCGTGGCTTGCCGCCCGTGACGTGTCTGCATTTAACGCCGGCGCTATCCCTCCCATGACTGAGGCCAAGGCCATCATGGTTGAAACGGGTATGAGTGGTGCTGAGTCGTTCCTTGTTGAAATGATGCGCAACCGTTTGGGCGAGTTTGCGTCGGGCGTTATGTGCGCGCCGTGGCAATCAGTTTGTGACCGCCTGACTGGCCAAGCCCCTACGGGTATGAAGCTGCCCGTTGCGGCCTTGCTGCACGCGTTCCGTGAGGCCGGCTGGGTTGACATGGGCTTGCTCAAGTCGCGCGCTCATACGACTAAAAAGCACATCTACGCCGCGCCTGACATGGTTAACCGTGGCAAGTCAGAACTGCGCGACATGGTGCAAACGCCGCCTGACTCAAAAATAGCCTCACTTGTCAGACTTGTTAAGTGAAAAAAAAAGCCCCTATTGCTAGGGGCTTGTGAGGTGTGGCAACGCTACAGATCAAGGAGAATGGCCAGTAGCGCGGCCAGTATAACCGCGATAAGTAAGACCATGCTAGTAACTCCGCGTCATGGCCTCCAAAGCACCACGATTAAGCAACCGGCGCGCCTCTTGGCCTTCGGCCATGGCCGCCTTGTATTCGTATTCTTCGGCCTTTCCCTGCTCATGCCGATAACCTAAGTCGATGTAATAGTACTCGGTGTAAGTGAGCGGCCGGAAAGGCGCGAGCGCCTCTGCTATTACTGGGTGAGTCATTTGAGCGCCTCCGTCAAGATACATTGAGCCGTGTCAATGTCGCCGGCTTTGAGGGCGTCCAAGGCTTGCACAATGGCCTGCTTGGGCGTGATTTTGCGCGCTTTGGGCGGCGGCGCTACATAATCGGCGTCGAGTTCCTCTAGCACTTCGGGCGTGCTGCCGTCGTACATTGTGGGCGTGTCGTAGTAGTTTGCGCATGCGTGGCCGCATTCAATCATGCGGCGGCGCTCATTCAGGCGTATATACGCGCTCACATAGTCGGCCGTGCTCATGTTAGGGTGCCACTTCGGATAGTCGCGCTTTTCGTTAACCGTCTTAGCCTTGGGCGGCTTGTCCATGGCCGCGCGGTATTGCATGGCGTTTTCAGGTTTGCATTTAACTTGAATGCCGTGGTGTTCAAAAGTGATCATGTTATACGTCCCAGTCTTCAGTTGATAATTTAACATTGCAAAAATCGGCGTGTGCCTTGTTGGTGTGCTCACGCACCAAGTCACAAATGGCGTCGATTAAGTCGCGGTCTACTAAGTCGTTCATGGTGAACGTCGCAAAGGGCGCGGCCTCAATGCCTTCAGGCGTGAACGCATTGCCACGGTGAAACGTCACGGTTGTTTTGTCGTAGTGTTTCATACCTTTTTTATCCTATAGTCGGCGGCGTTGTAGTCTTCTAAAAAGTTGTTTTGCGCGGCGTGCTGCATATCGTCGAGAAAACCCGCTAGTTCTTTAGCGGCTTCGGCGTATGTGTCAAACTGAGTCGGCTCTACGCCGTCGTTTGTCCAAGTGTTTTCCCATACGTTGAGAAAAGTCAGGGTTTGCACTTCGTATGTCATACGGGCACCCCTGCTTTGTTGACTTGCACATAATGATTGATAACGCGGCCGTGAGGGTATGCAATGGCAAACTTGGCCATTGCCTCTGCTAACGTGGGCGCGTCGAAGTCTTCATATTCCGCGTGAACTTCGTCTTCGGTGTGATAGTAGTATTCAAAAAGAAAAGTTAATGTTTTCATGGTTTATCTTTCTCCCGTTACGGTTGCAAAGTGAACTTGAGTGTTTGAAATGCTTTGCGCGACTTCGCGCCGTGGCATGGCCGGCAAGTGCCAAGGCACTACCGTTTCGTCGTTATCGTCTAACAACAAATAAAGCACGTCGTCAAACGTGGCCTCTTTAGGGTACTGAAAAAGCCATTCGTCAAGGGCGAATCGTTCAGACGTTTTCATGCACGGCCTCTTTGACTTCTTGAATAAACTCTTCGGCGTGAACTACTTTGTAGTCTTCGCTGCCCGTGAACTCAATGGCCGCTACACTTTCGGCGTGCTCTTCGTCTTCGGCCTCTACCTCAAGAAAATAGACTTGGTGCTCAATGCGCACGTATTGAACTTGATATTTTTTCATTCTGTCTCTCCTTTGTTCAATATTTCTAAAATGGCTGCAACTTGTTCAGGCGTAACGTCAAGCCAACGTGTTGAGCCGTGTTGGTTAGTTAACTTAATGCATGCGTAAGTCGCGGCCAACTTGGCCAGTTCTTTGTCGTAGTAAGTCATTGGGTCACCTTTGAGTGATCAAAACAAAAAGAAAAGCCGCGGCCGTCCGCGCTATCGCCGTAGCGCATGCCCTCAAGGTTCCAATTAAGGTCATGCTTTTTTATGAGCGCCTTAACGGCGGCGAAGTGCACTTGTTCGCCGTCTAACTCATACGGATAAGGGATAGTTACCTCAAACCCTTTACGTTCACCCCATGCGGCCGTGTAGGCTTTGACGCGCGCGCCGCGCGTATTTGTTGGGTTAATATATTTTGTGTGAATTGCTATCATGTTTTTAACTCCAAAGAATGTCAAAGTAAGCCAACGCGCCCACGGTTAAAAGTAGGCCAATGGCCACGGCGGCTGCAATATCGTAAAATTTTTCCATGTTCAAGGTCTCCAAATTGAAAAGGCGCCGTTATATTCGCGCCATGCGGTAACGGGTAAGGCCAAGGCGTGCCAAGTGCCGCCGCATTGACGCAACACGCAAATAGTGCCCTTAGGGTGGCCGGCGTTGTAGTAGTTCATGCCGTCACCCCTTGAATAGCGGGTGAGTCAGTACAGATACACGCGACGCGTTCAAACTTAGGCGCGCCGTCTAAGGTGCATGCGATAAGGTTGCGGCCGGTATGTGTGTAACTTTCAACGCGCATGGCGCGGCCGTGAACTTGAATGATCTGGCCAATTTTGTACTGGCCTTTGGGAATGAATGCGAATCTCATGGTTTGCCTTTCAAATATCGGTGTATTGGTTTGCGTCGTAAGAACGCATAATTTCGCGCTGGAGCTGCTGCGCGGTGTAAGCCGCGTTCATCATGGGCAAATACACGCGCCCTTTGATGTGCCGCGCGGCGTCATGAAACACGGCGGTTAAGTCAACAAATTGATCAAAGTCTGTAGGCGCGGTTTGCTCAACGGATACAGATATAAGTTGAGGCGCGCCGTAGTCGCGGTCAGTCACAAATTGAATTTTCATGTTTTGCCTTTCGTTTACTGTAATTTACTGTCTTCGCCGAAGCGAGCTTCTAGCGTAACAGATTCTTTTGCATTGTCAACACCTTTTTGCAAAAAAGTGACTTTATGCGTATTTTGCATAAGTTGTGTGTCAAAGTGTGTTGCGTGTGTGTAGCGAAAACGTGCCTCAATGACTCACGCGCAAAGCCTTATGCAATAAGCCTTGCGGCTATTTGTGGGTTAATGTGGGTTGTATTTTCTAACTACTCAAAAAAAATATGTATGTTGTAAGTTAGGTGTAAGTACACCGTTTTGGCCGCGACTGAAAAGCGGCTCACAAGCACCCACAACAACCCACAAACTTCGCGCATTCAGTTTGTGTGTGTCATTGTGAGTCGTTAAAAAGTCATGACTCACAATGACTCACACATGTGCAATGCGACTTGCAAAACCATGACTCACAATGACTCACAAACCATGCTGCAAAACGCCGCGCGGCTTTGTGGCCATGACTCACATTGGCACACATAACCGGCCAAAATGACCAGGTGCATTGAGGGGGGAGGGGGTAGGGCCGAGCGCATAGGGCCAGCAAAAACGTAGCGTTCACGAACAATTTTTTATTTTTTGTTGTAAACTCGCACCCACGTGCAAAAAGCATGGAGAACACATGTTCCATTCGATTCCATTTACACCGCGCAAGGTCGAAGCGACAGAGTCGCGCTTGAAGGCGGTATATGACGCGGCCAAGCTGGGCCTCAAGGGAGATGCCTTAGCCTTAGCGGCGGGCATGCTGCCTATTGAATACAGACAACTCACGCAACTTGACCCCGTGGTAGAACTCGCCGCGCAGAAGGGCAAAGCAGATGGTGAGATAGAATTGTCCCAAGTACTCCACGCGGCGGCCAAACAGGGTGACGCTAAGGCGGCGTTAGAAATCCTCAAACATCAACACGGCTGGGTGGCCAAGCAGGCCATATCTGTCGAAGTCGATCAGCGCATCTCCATCACTGGCGCGCTGGCTGAGGCAACCAAGCGAGCGCTGACAGTCGAAGACGCAACAATAATCGAGCCAACAATCCATGCAATCGACCATATACAGCGCTGAAGACGAACAAGAACTTATGGCGCGTCTGTGGGCGCCAGCGATCAAGGACAACCCGCTCGCGTTTGTGATGTTCGCGTTTCCTTGGGGTCAGCCAGGCACACCGCTGGAGCATTTCAAAGGCCCACGCAAATGGCAGCGCGAGGTCTTGACGCATATTGCTGACCACATACAGGCTAACAAAGGCCAGTTAGACTTCAATACACTACGGCACGCCGTAAGTAGTGGACGCGGTATTGGTAAGTCGGCACTGGTCAGTTGGATCACAATCTGGATGCTCACAACACGGATTGGCTCAACGACCATCATCTCGGCCAACAGTGAGTCGCAACTTAGGTCAGTCACATGGGCCGAGATTACCAAGTGGCTGGCGATGGCGCTCAACAGCCACTGGTTTGAGGTAAGCGCCACCAGACTCATGCCCGCCAAGTGGCTCACGGAACTGGTCGAGCGTGATCTTAAGAAAGGCACACGCTACTGGGGCGTGGAGGGACGGCTGTGGTCAGCGGAGAATCCCGACGCTTACGCGGGTGTCCACAACTTCGACGGTGTGCTGGTTGTGTTTGACGAGGCGTCTGGTATTGACGACAGTATCTGGGCAGTGACATCTGGCTTCTTTACAGAAAACACGCCTAACCGCTTCTGGATGGCCTTTTCCAACCCACGGCGCAACACTGGGTACTTCTACGAAGCGTTTAACAGCAAGCGGGAGTTTTGGACGACCAAGGTAGTTGACGCCCGCACGGTCGAGGGGACGGACAAGCAGGTCTACCAGCAGATCATCGACGAATACGGCGCTGACTCATCACAGGCGCACGTCGAGGTGTACGGTCAGTTCCCGTCCGAGGGCGACGATCAGTTCATATCGGCCAGTCTGGTAGACGAGGCGATGAAGCGACCCAAATATCAGGACGCCAGTGCCCCGATTGTGATCGGTGTTGACCCCGCACGCTTTGGCGCGGATGCAACAGTCATTGCTGTGAGACAAGGGCGGGACATTATCGCTGTTCAGCGCCATCGGGGCGACGACACCATGACTGTGGTGGGTCATGTAATCGAGGCGATTGAGGAATACAAGCCTGCGTTGGTTGTGATTGACGAAGGCGGCCTTGGGGCGGGTATTGTTGACCGTTTGAAAGAGCAAAGGTACAAAATCAAAGGTGTCAACTTTGGCAATAAATCGGCAAATCCGGTCATGTATGGCAACAAAAGGGCCGAAATGTGGGGCAAAATGAAGGATTGGCTAAAAACTGCTTCAATCCCGCTTGACAGGTTTCTTAAAACTGATTTAATTTCGCCTATGATGAAGCCCGACTCCAAGGGGACTATCTTTTTGGAGTCGAAAAAGGACATGAAGGCACGCGGATTGGCCTCGCCTGACGCGGCTGACGCTATTTGCGTCACTTTTGCCTTCCCAGTAGCCCACCGTGAGGCGCGTGAATCCACGCAGCGCCGAGCGTACAATGGCAGAGGCGTGGTTGCAACTTCTTGGATGGGTTCGTAATGGCTAAAAAGAGTGTGTCCTTAAGCGTTGGTCGCGGTGAGAAGTTGCCGGTCAGCAAAGGTGCTGGCTTGACCGAGAAGGGCCGCGCTAAGTACAATGCCGCAACGGGTTCTAACTTGAAGGCGCCAGCGCCTAACCCCAAGACTAAGGCAGATCAGGGGCGCAAGGATTCATTTTGTGCAAGAATGGGCGCAGTAGCGGCCAACGCCAAAGATGGCGAACGCGCTAAAGCAGCTCTTAAACGATGGAAGTGTTAATCATGGCCACTAAACCACCAGGCTTGTATGCCAATATCGCAGCCAAACGTGAGCGCATAGCCGCTGGTTCTAAGGAACGCATGAGAAGCCCTGGCGATAAAGGTGCGCCAACTGCCAAGGCGTTTAAAGAGTCTGCCAAAACAGCGAAGAAGAAATAATCATGCCACTGGTTAAATCAAAATCACCCGAAGCCTTCCGCAAGAACGTCAAAGCTGAAGTGCAAGCTGGCAAGCCCGTCAAGCAGGCCGTGGCCATCGCGTATTCAGTCAAACGTGAAGCAGAAAAGAAGAAAAAATAATGGCTGATCCAACCGGAATGGTCGCGGCGGCTAATGTAGCTGCTGGCGGCAAACCACCCAAGTCTGACTCAGACATTCTGACAACCGCCCGCGCTCGGTTGGACATGGCAGTCTCTGCACTGGCTGAAAGCCGTGAGGATGAGATAGACGATCTGCGCTTTTATGCCGGCTCACCTGACAACCACTGGCAGTGGCCTGCTGATGTATTGGCCACTCGCGGTGCGGTGCAGGGTCAGACGATCAACGCACGCCCAACACTCACAATCAACAAACTGCCGCAGCACGTTCGTCAGGTGACGAATGACATGCGTCAGAACCGCCCAGGCGCGAAGGTCATTCCAGTCGATGACAACGCCGACGTGGAAGTGGCCGAGATCTTCAACGGCATGATTCGCCACATTGAGTACATCTCTGACGCTGACGTGGCCTATGACACGGCCTGCGAGAATCAGGTGTCCTACGGCGAAGGCTACATCACCCTGATGACCGAGTATTGCGACGAGAACACATTCGATCAGGACATCAAGATTGGCCGCATTCGCAACAGCTTCTCGGTCTACATGGATCCGCTGATCCAAGACCCAACTGGTGCGGATGCCAAGTATTGCTTTATTACTGAAGACCTGACCAAAGC